CAGGAGTATAGCTGCAGTGTATCCACCCACTATTTGGCTCACCTGGAGTATAGAACTCAAGTATTAATTGATCAAATTCTAAGTTTGAATAAATCCAGTCAGCTAATTCAGCATTGTCGGTCCCTATACATTCAAAATCTGCAGCTTCTGCTTTTGAATGTTGACTATTCAAACTCGATCCTATAGCCGCACACAACTCAGGAGAACGGAATCCGCTAGTTACTTTAACTCTGCCAAAATGATCGCGAACGGGTTGTAAAATATTTTCACACAGTGATTTTAATTTTTCTATTTGACCAGCATTTGGATTGTTATTAATTCCCTTACGTATAGCTGTATCTGATTTAATTAATTCTTGTAAATTAAAATTACGACTTAAATTCATTACTACTCCAATATTAAAGAGGTTATTTTTTTCTGACCCATGTATATTTCTACTTTAGCCTTAGACTGTAAACATTTGTATACGACTCTATCGGTAGGACTTTTGTCCTTCATAGCATAACGTTTGGCTTTAAGACATTTTGAAAGGCTGTCCATATGTAAGTGTTCTATAATTTTATGATCTTGTATTAATAAAAGTGCAAAAACTAATTCAATCATCAGTGTCCACTCCCATTTCTAATTAACTTTTCTACGTCCTCTGTAAGTTTTTTTGTTCTCTCTTGTAAAAATTCTATATTAACTGCATTGTTTCTCATGCTCTTTACTTCTTCATCTACGTCCTCTAATAATCCTGCGATATGCTCCACTAACATGAAGAGCTCCGCTTCTCCACTTGACTGACCTAACTCACCTCTTGGATATTTAATTCTAAACTCAGAGTTAGCCTCTAAATCTTTTTGCATTAACTCTATTTTTGTTGAGTGTTGGTTGAGAGTCTCATGAAGGCCAAAGTAAGCCCAGGTTCCAATTGCAACCATCATAATCAATGAAGCAACCGTTTTCATCGGCATTTGCACGGCAGCATGTTCAGAAATTTTTAATGGTTTATTGGACATGTGGTCCCCCACAGAAAGCAAGGAGAACTAACATTACGATCAGAATACCTGTAAAGTAATAATTCATGTTTATCTCGTTCATACGTTGAACTAGATTATCCACAAATAGTACAAACTTGTCTAGTGCACCAAAAAATTTATATATCCATTTATCTATCATTCGTATGTAATATCCTCCGCTTTTATTTTTTCTTCCATTGAGTAAAACATTTTGTCCGTATCTTCTGTAACCATATCATTATTTTCTGCATCCCAAACGGTGGTTTGAACTTTATAGTCTGGCCAGCTGTTATCAGTAGTATAACTATTAACGTGCCACAAAATACGATTATTAGGCTGAGCTGCATAATTGCCGTTAGCAAGAGCCAATATATGCGCACACTTATGTTCTTGAGGTATTTCAGAATGTTCTGTATTAAGAATGTTATTTTCTGGATGACCCCAATCAATCGTAAATAAATATTCTCCATGATAGAATTTTTTATCTAGACCTAGAAATTTACCTTTTAAACCATCCAACCAATCAAAGCAATGGACACTAGGATAGTAACTAAAACAGTTCCACAATTCCAATTCGTGCGTCTGCATATTCGGCACAGTGGCTCTATCATACGATTTTTGGAAAAACGCTGCGATAGGCAAACGCCAAAAGCATGCACCATTTGGTAACATAATATTAAATAAGATTGCACGACCTGTAATAGATGTGATACCGAAGACCACGCATTCTTCACTTTTTCCATGATGTTCTTTAAGATCATAAAGGTACTCCTTTTTTACTTTACAATATATGGGTGGTATATTTGCATTTAGATAAGCCATTCATATATTATTTTAGTATTAGTGTTATCAAAATCAACAATAAAATAATTCCATGCATTTCATTAGGTGTGGCTATTATTTTTGCGTTAATTCTTCGCCAAATTTCTTTGAGTTGATCTAACATTTCCATCTCCTTCTCGCTTGTCTAATTCTAGAATTAGGATCATTTCTTGTTTTTGCTGATGCTCGTTTTAATTGTCCTAATGATCTAGCACAATAAGATTTTCTACGATTAGCAGCTTTTGAACCTGGTTTTACTTTACCAGTTACAGCTGTTTTTAATTTAGAACCTGGATTTTTTCTTCTGTAAGCCATGACACCTTTTTGTGTCATACCTGCTCCTGATTTTGTAGAACGATAATTACCCGCTGATTTTCTTCTTGTAGGCATACCTCCATCTTTCAACAAAATAGGACTAGTGCCTTTAGATTGTATGCCTACATTACTCATTTAAACTCCTAGACAGTTAGCCTTTTACCTGAGAATTTATCAGTTAGTAAGGTATAAGCTGTAACTTTAGTTTTTGTTTTACAAAAAATTCCTTTTGGAAAAACTATACCGTCTTCAGGAAAAGAAAAGTTAATCACATCTCCACTTGGTACATCACCAATAAAAAGGGTCTCCCCTGCATTAGATGTGGTACTCAACTCTAATAATCCTGCTCCTGTGCCATCGGATGCAATTATAATTCCTCTTAATCTAATAGGTTGAGAGATAATTGGAGTTGCTCCTGCAGCAGTAGTTGATCTAGTAGCTTGTATATCACTTTTATAACTCATTTGTGCTCCTTAATAACGGCTCTCCGAAGAGAGCCGTAAATTTAATTTATTAGAACTGTTGTACGTTTATAATAAATCTCATGTTACCGCTTGCTGATGCGTTTACAGTATTTGTAATTTGCAAGAAAATATTTCTTGCTGCACCTGAAACGTTAGCCGCTGGAGAAACAGTTTTTGTTGATGTACCTGTTGTATTGATCAACGTTAAATTGTAACCAGCTCCTGCAGGAACAGTTGTTCCCCCATCTAAGATAGCATCAGTCACAGCCGCAACTAATTGCGCTCCACCTGTTGCAGTACCAACTTTAAAACCAATGTCACCCGCTCCTGTTAAAGTAGGTGCAGAAGTACAAACAATATCAATAGAAGTAATGATAGAATTATCTGGCTGAGAAAATGTTACCTCAGTTGTTCCAGCTGTTGCTGCTACGATTACGTCTGCAGTTCCTTGTCCAACAAGTTTTGTACCTGTGTAGGCACCTGATGAATTTATTTCAAAGACATTTGTGAATGTACCTGTAGTTGCATTTTTATTAGCTCCAATAAAACCATTTTCCGATCGTACTGGTCCGCTAAATGTAGTATTTGCCATAATATTCTCCTTTGTATAGCGTTAGTTATGTCGTCTCTATACCGTCTGCCTAGCCAGTCGACATAATAAATTTTTCTAGGTCTTTTGAGTATATATAAAAAAAGGGGCAGAGTAAACTCCGCCCCTTTTAAATAGTTAGGTAATTAAAAATTACGCTGCGCCTGGTGAACCGAAGATTCCTCTAGGGTCAGAAAAGCCGAAGCTGTATCTTTCTCTAGCTTTGAATCTCATGTTGCCAGTGTCAAAATCACCTTCCATTGCAGTTCTTAATGGTGCTCTAACGAAATGTTTCATTCCATTAGGTGCATCAGTCATGATGAAGAATGCATCAGTGTCAGCTAAGAAATGGTTGATTCTATAACCTTCTGGAATCATTCCCATGTTCTGTATCGCATTGATGTCATTATCAGCAGTACCGACTCTTAAAGGTGACTTTAAGATTCTCTCAGCAGTAAATTGTAATTCTTTTGGAATTATCAATTTTCTACCTTGAGTAGCGATTTTCATTCCTCTTTCATCAACGAAAGCCGCAATGTCAATTAACGACTGTTCTAATGATGTCTCAGATAGATCTGAAGCAGTTTGCAACTCGTTTCTAAATGTACCACCTGCTACAAGCGGGTGTGCATTAGATAATAGAGGTTGTCCGTCACCGCCATTAGCAGTGTCGAAACCATTGTTAAGAACAGCTGCAGCTTTCACTTGTTTAGTGTTAGCCATTGATCTTGCCAATGCTCTAGTGTAACGAGCAGCTAATCTGTCGTACAAATTATCTTCTACTGCTTCTTCTGTAACAGCAAATGCTAAAGCGATAGTTTCATGCGTATATCTTGCAGTGAAACTTTCTTTTGCATCGTCAAATGTTACAGCAGCACCTTCTGTTTTAGTTGGTGCACCACCGAAGCCTGATAACATAACTTCCTCTTCGAAAGCTCTGTCAGAAGATTCTGTAGTAAAGATTTCTGCGTGTTCATTTTCGTATCTATCATACTCCAGGCCGAATAAGGCATTCAAACCTGGCTCTAGTTCTTTAACTAGTTGTGCTCGTGATATAGCCATAGTTATTTTCTCCTTATTACGCCGTTAAACCAACTACTCCACCTTTGTATTGGTGAGCATTGATTCTAACGAGTACGTTTACGTTTGATGTTGTTTGATCACTATTCTCAGGATCTTGAGAAATATCAATTGCTTGTAAAACAAATGTAGACGAAGAGTCCGCAGTTGTTTCATCTAAAGCTTCTCTAGATTGTCCTGAATTAGTGTCGCCAGCTGTTGCAACGATCTTGTAGTTTGCAAACAAATGTCCAGTTGCAAAACTGCCATCTGATTTTACTTCATAAACTACATTTGGATCGTCAATAACGTTCGCAATAATATCGTTAGCACTTATTGTGCCAGGATAATGATTTTTGAACGTAGGCTTCTGAGAAGTCGGGTCTGTATAGAAGACTCCATTAAAAACTCCAACAACAGGGTTATCAGTTACGCCAGCTCTTTCGATTGTTCCATTAGAGACTGCTTTAACTAAGTCACCTTGGAATATTGCAGTACCGTAGTTCTTCAATATTCTGTATCTGTTTTGTGAGTTATTAAACGGTGTTCCTCCTAACATTCTAGACGGTCTCAAGCCAAAGTTACCACTTTGATTAGCCATGGTTGTTACTCCTTAGTTTGTTAGTTGTTAGTTTAATAACCCCTTGGTAGTCACTAAAAAATTATTTTTTAGTTCCACTTCCGAAGGTTACTCGAGATTGTCTATCAATATTGATAGGCATCTCTGGTCGTTGCTCCTTCATTAAATCATGGTCTACCGCGTCCATCTGACCTTTGGTCTTGGATCTAAAGTAATCTTTACGCGATTCCACAATCTCTTCTGGTATCCTAGCCAACAATAGGCCCCCAACCCCAACTACGCCTTCGTGTGTTCCACTACTCATGACAGGAAAATCATTAGGACCGATTTGTTTTAACAACTCATCTGCTCTAACTAATTCCCAGCCCTCTCTAAGTTTCTTAGACATGTTTCCAGTGTCTTCAAAACCCATTGAAGTAGCTCTCAGCCATCTATGGACATAACCTTTCGGTGGCGGAGGCGCATCTAGACTTGACGGTGGAGTCCAGACCTTTTTACGAACATCTTTTGTTCTTTGATCTGACTCGCGCGAAACTCTTTTATTTTCTTCACTCATATTTAGCTCCTTTATTTAACATATTTCGCGTATTCTTCAGGTGGCACCCCTAATCTTTTAGCGATTACCAACTGTGACTTGGTGAGTTTCACAGTTCTGCGTCCATTTTGATTTCTAACAGCAGAAGCAACAGTTTGGACGGGTTTCTTTTGCTCCTGTCTAGGTTCCTCAACTACAGTGCCTGCAGTTTCGGGCTTAGTAAATTTCTGAGGAAAATATTCCGTCAGTCGTTTATCTAATTCATTATAATATGCATCTGTGTCTCCCGCAATACCCTCACCCTTGATTTGTTTATCAATTTCGAGTGCGGCAGTAGTCATGATATTATCATTCATAAACCATTCATTTTTCTCAGCCCAAGCTTGTGCTTTGGGAGAGGCTTTAATTTCAGGAGGTTGTGTTTCCTGCGGTTGATTTTTGACTTGCTCAGCTTCTTGCTCACGCATGTATTTTGTATTAGCTAATCTTTCTTTTTCAATACTTAATTGAACTATTCTTTCATTAGCTTTAGCAATTGCTCCAGAATCAGCTGAATCGATTGCTTGTTGAAGTGCTCTAGATGCGTCAGCAGAATCTGAATTAATTCTTTTTTCAAATTCAGATAAATAATTTTCCTCTAACTTAGGAAAACGTTTTTGCATATCATCAATTTTTTTTTGAATGCCTTTAGCGTATTCTAAAGCTGCTTTTTCTCTTCTTTGAGATTCTCTCCAATTTCTAGTAAGATCTCCTATTCTTCCTTTTACGCTTTCGGAATATTTATTTAAGTCTTGAGAATCTTTTTGATCTTCTTTTTTAGGTTCTTCCTCAGTATCTTCTGCTTGAACAACTTCTATCTTGTCGTCTTTATGTTCATTTACAGCTGTACCGTCTGGTTCAACTTCAAACTTCGGAATTACAGGTTCTTTAGACTCAACTTTTTTCTCTTCAATTGTAACTTCTTTTTCTTCTACTCCTGAAGTGTCAAGTTCTACTTCACTAGTGTCTAAACCATATTTATCTTTTACCATCTTTTAGCTCCTTAATAAGTGTGCAGTATATCCTCTGGATTACTGATTTTAGCGATAACTTCGTCATCGTTTAAGATACGCACTTCACCACCATCAATTTTGAAACGGCTTCCTGCATATCTACCGAAGATAATCCAATCACCTTCTTTACACCACGGTTTATCTCCAAATTTTTCTTTGTCTGAATAACAAAGAGATCCTAATTTAAGAACCAATGCACAAACAGTTGTCATTTGAATTCTCTCATGGGTCTCATCTGAAAATACTAAACCACCCTTAGATTTTTTAGGGCCTGAGTATGGAAGAACTAACATTCTCCATCCAGTTGGTTGAGGTAATTTTTCTACGGCTTTTTTGTCTATGGAATCGGAATGTAAGTAAAGTTTTTCTACTTCTTCCTTAGTTTTGTAAGCATTGAGAAGACTTCCATTTTTAGTCTCCTGCGCCTTCGGCGTTATTATCGTCATGTAGCTCCTGTTTTTTGAACAAGTCCGTTAGGTCTTGTTGCAGATCCTCTATGGATCTGATCTGTCCTATTATATATTTATATTCGTCCCAATTGTCAACACCAATTACAACTTTATCTTTGAGTCTTGCTTTTTTAGGTTCAAGCAGTTTAGTCTTGATGTATTTTATTGTTTCAAAGTCCACTATTTTTTTCCATTACGGAAGATTTGTGTACCCTTTATACCGTAAATGCTCGCCACGACAAGAATCCATAAATTTGTGAACCATGAAGGGAGCTGTGAGAACATCTCAAAAAACAATTTTACCTTGTCCATCGCCGTCGGATCGTCCGATACGACCGCCCAAGCTAGCACCAACACGGGCAAACTTAAAATTATGAGTACCGCCTCGTCTTTCCAGTCTGACTGTCGAGCTTCAAGCAATTTTCCCTGGTAAGCTTCCTCACCCTGGGCCATCTTAGTAGCATGCATCAATTGCGCATCTGACATTGCCATTTTTGTACGTTGTTTGTTAGCATAAATCTTACTTCCTGCAGAAACTGCTAATTTTATTGCTGATAACCACATAAATGCTCCTATTTTTTCTTTTTTTCCGTTTTTTTGGTTATTTTTCCACCATTTTTCATTTTTTGTCCACTAAAACCCTGTGGCATTGGCCCTTTTTTTGGTGGAGGCCCTGATTTTTTACCTTTATCTCTCAGAATCATTGTTATTTTCCTGTTCCATCTTCTCTTCTTGCAGTTCTATTCTTTTTCTACCCAATTCTTCATTCAAATTAAGTTTATCTTCAGCTAAAGTTTGTTGTGCACTAAATTTATTTGTTTCAAAATCCATTTTTTGTGCTTCTTCAGTAGCTTTTCTTTGAATATCCATTGCTCTTAAATCTAATTCTTTTTGTTTCAAAGCTAAAAGAGGATCTTTATTTTGTTGTGCAGTAAATTGTTGCTCCATTGCTACTAATTCTTGTATTCTTTGTGCAATTCTTTTAGCAACTGCATTATCAAATTCTATTGTAAAGGCTTCTTCATCAGCAGTTTGCATTTCAACCATTGCTGGGTTTTGGTTGAACTGTTGTAACACTTCTTGTTTACTTTGTAATGATACATGTTCCATTATATGTCCTTGAAGTAATCCATATATTTGTGGATTTACTTGTACCATTCTTGAAGTCATAAAAGCCATGTGTGCTTGAATATGTGCTTCATGATCTTGTTGAGGAAATGCTTTTGGAATAATCATTTGTAGTGCACCTGTATTTTCAATTGCAGGGTCTAAAGGTTTAGGTGGTTCAGGTGGTGGTTTTAAAATACCATTTATATTTTTTACTCCTAAAGCTTGGTACATTCTTTTATAAGCTTCATGAACATCATGCATCGCTGGATTAGATTGTGCAAGTTGTAATTCAGCTTGAGCAACTTGTATTCTTTGTGTCATAGAATAAATATCAGGATCCGCTACTGGAATTACATCTATTCTGTCATCAAAATCTTCTTGTTTAATAAATCTATTTCCACCTACTACATCGTATGGATATTCAGGTGGTAGATAGTCAGCAAATACGCTCGCTAACATTTTAAATTCTTGTCTCATTGCATAGTAACATCTTTTATGAATAGCAGACATAACTTTTGATCCCCGCTCAAGGATCGCCATTGTAGTTCCTACAGGTGATTGTGCATTCATATCAGATACTTTCATATCAGCGATTGAAGCAAATCTTCTACCTGATTCAACACAGAAATTTAATAATTGAAATAAAGTCTGGTCAGGGCCTTTAAATGGTAAAAATTGAAATTGATCTTTTATGTTTCCGCCAGGCGCATCTACATCTCTGAACTCACCTGGTTGTAATGGTTCAGCATCATCTCTAATTCTAAGACCTCTAGATTTAAAACCAGCAGGTAAATTAGATAAAGTTCCTGCATCTAACAATTGTCTCAATGCAGAAGTTGCAGTTCTAGATAAACCACCAATCATATGTATTAATCCAAAACCATAGAACCCAAGGCCTGGTAAAAATTTATAATGTACAAAATACTGTTTTGGTTTTTTTTGAGGATCGTTTTCTTTGTAGTTTCTATAAATAGAAAGAATTTTTCTAGAATCCTCATCTACAGTTACTATGTAAGGCACTTTAATTCCATCTGGATCTTCATAACCTGGAATATCCAAATTAGTATGAACCTCAACTAAATTATATAACCCACCACGATCCCGCCCGTCATTTGCGGACACACCTTCCAGTTCATAAATCTTTTCTTGGACTTTATCCTGTTTATAAACTGGTCTCGGAAGATCTATGTCTCTATAGAATCCCGAAACTTGTAATTTTCTTAAATCATTTTCTGATGTTTGTACGATCTGAGAAATTCTACTTGCATCTGATAAATCTGTTGCATTGTAAGGTACGACTAAATCTTCGGCTTTTATAAATTTAGCACAAGCTCTATTCATTACTGGATCAAAATAAACTTTCTTAAAAGTTGATCCTGTAAGAGGAAGTATGAATAACATTTGATCCATGTCTGGAGTGTATTCTTCCATTTTGTTCATGATCATGTAATTCATGTAATCTTTGACTCTGCTAGCTTGATCTACTTTTTGATCTGTTTGTGCACCGATTACTTCTGTTCTGACTGGTCCGTCTGAGGGTAATAATTCTTTTATAGCTTGTGCTTGAAACTGTGTTGCGGATTCTGCTAGTAATGGATGTGTTACACCAGCTGCACCTAAAAAAGGTCGGCTTGGAGATTCATATTTAAATCCTAACAAATCTAAACCCTTAACATAAGAATCCACCCACTCCTGTCTCGATCTTTTATCTTGTTCGTAATCAGATACCAAATCACTTCCAATCTTTGAAAGTGTTTGATCATCTAAAATTGTTGCAAGGTTAGTATAAAAAGATTCTTCAGCAACTTCAGGTAAAGCTTCTCCTGCGATTACATTCTCATCTTCATCAAGTACAGTGCCTACGTCTTCTGGTAATGAACCTGTTTCTTGTTCAATTTCTAAATCAGTGTTTTCAAAACTTTCTCCTGACATTAATACATCCTTGTTTTTTTACGTCTGTTGCTCATGACCTTACCACATCCTTTTGCAATAAAGCCTCCTTTTTTCATATTTAAAGTTTTTTCTTTTTGAAATCCATCCATACCTAATGATACCTTTGTTGGTTGGTCTATTTGTTCTTGTGCATACGCTGCAGTATCTTGTGGAGTTTTAACTGTCATATTTATTAGTTTATCTATCATTAAAACAAAGGTGCAAAGTTAGATCTATCAACATGCACGAATCCTCCAAATTTGTAGGCTTTCATTTTAGCCTTTTTATTAGTCCCTTGTAAATCTATTACTATACTTTCGACAAAATTTCTAGGATCATCTGGTTCCATTTTAATCATTTCTAATCCACCTTTTCTGTCTAAATTGTCGAAAAATTCTTCCATTTGGTATTGTTTTTCGAAAGCATATCTAGGCACTTTTTTTTCATTATCATATAGTTTGTATAGTTTATTTTGATCTGTATGAAATACTTTCTTTGTAGTAAACGTTGCTCCAAGTTCTTTTGCAACATCTTTCATGGCCTTTGGAACCACGGCCATTCCTCCTAATTCTTCAGTAGGCAGAGACTCTGAATAAGAATCATTAGGATCCTCTTTTTTGTATTTTCTATATTTACCAAATCCACTTCCATCAGCGTTATTAAAATTTTTTTTTGAATCTACATTTATAAATGCATCACCCAATCTTTTATTACCTAAACCATAAAACTGTTCAATCTTACCTTTATTATTAATTTTTAATTGAAAGAAGTCAGCTGGTGCTAGTGCGATGTATCTTTTATTATTTTTTCTTGCATCACTAATTAGCCCTTTAATATTTGCTTTGACCCAAGTAGATTCATTAGCCATTGGAAAATAATCATAAGTTTTATTATCTTGATCATAAAGTTCTCCTCTCTGATATGAACTACTACCAGTCGCCTCTCCTTGTTTTGCAGGCATTCTATTTAAATCTTTTTCCTTAGTTTTTATATTTTTCATTATTGAATCTAGTTCATCTAACTCTGGTGGTGCAAGCGGTCTTTCCATTGCAACTTTTTGTATTTCATTTTGTCTATTTAAAAGATCATCTATTTCTCTTTTAATTACTCTTGTTCTTATTGATTTACTATTGGGATTTTTTCTAACCATATCTACAGGACTATAATTAATTTCCCCCTTATTAAATTTTCCATAATGATCAGATGCAGCTTTAGTTAAACTTTGATGAGGGTCTGATTGCAACTCAACCATGAAATAAGTATCACCATAATTATCAACACCCCTAGTATCATATCTTACAAACGTAACAGCGTTTGGATCATTAAAGTGAGAAGAATAAGTTCTCATACCTAATGAGTTACCTGGTATGGCTTCATTCAAGTAAGTTACTTTTTCTCTATAATCATATCCACCACCTGGAAAAGTTCCTTTATGTCTTGGTACTGAAGTTGCTTCGGTTGCTCTTGATGCAATCCCAATTGCTTTTTCATATTCATCTATCAAAGCTCGTACCAGTATTTTATCATTGTCTTTAAAATTATTTAATGAGTTTTCTAATCTTACTTTGGTTGCTTCAAGTGAAGACAATTTATTTGGACTCGTGGAAAGAGAACTTGCTAAATCATTAAAATCAACTCTATCATTATTTAAATCATCTGTAATTTTATTTAATTGTGATCTCGCTTGTACATTAGACATTTCAGTAGTGTTTCTTAAAATCATCGATTCTACTTCTCTACTCAGTTTTGCAAAGTTAGGATATACACTCAATACTTCATCAGTATTAATTGGATACTTATAATCCTTAGTTTTCATTCTAAACGTTGGATTTGATTCTAATGATGCTAAAATTTCTGATTTAGTTATTTTTATTTTAGGATTTTCTTTTGCTAAGTTAAATATATCTCCACCTACAGGTTCACCACCCTTACCAAATATCAATAGTCCTGAGTCAGATAATTCTTCTGCTTTAATTCCTTTTTGTCTTAACCCTTTTAAAAAACCCATCCACTCTTGTGGTGTACCTATTGCATTACCAGATCTATTTACTTCGTCCCAAGCTGCAGATCCAAGATATTCTTTGACTGTATCATTTTTATTTTGTCTTAGTCCTCTACCAAATGTCAAAGGTTCTCGTGTTACTGTTAAAGCTTTAGAGGAATTACCTGTTACTTTAGCATCGAAATCTGCTTGGTTTTGGTTCATTTGAGCCATCTCTTCAGTTGGACTTAAAACTTTACTATCTCTTAAAGAATATTGTTCATTAAATTGTGCCATTCTTGCAGGATCATTTCTGTAGATATTTCTATACTCATTCATGTTAGCTTCTAAGTATTGAGGAGTTCTTCTGTAATCAGGTAAGCCATTTACAAAAATAGTAAACCTAGGGTCGTTTTGAATTGATCTTCTTAGATCGTCATTCATTGGAGTATCAAGAGGCATTCTATCAAATTCTGTTGCTTGAACTCCTGGCAGTGTTTGACCTGCTGATTGCCGTGTTCCACGTTTCGGCATCAATGCACGAATACCTTTTGCTGCTGATTTAAATGCAGGACCAACTAATGGTGTCATACCCGCTACCCCAAGTGCAGTAAGACCTACATATCCTAAAGCTTCGATTGGAGTCATGTCATCATAGCCTTCTTCGCCTCTTGCAGCTTTTGCTAAAGTCTGAGCATCTTGTAATGCATACTTATAGGATTGTGCTTCACCGACCACGGGCGTTACATCTCTAACTAATGGATAAGCTACTTCTTGAAATTTCTTTTTGGCTTCCTCTAGTTTTTTATCATCTAGCTCACCTACTTCATCATAATCTAATATTATTCTATTATCTTCAGCCATGGTTTCTACGTATAATATTTATATTCTTTAGGCATTCTTACTTCGTCCGTAGGATCGTAGTCAAAATCAGCTGAAATAAAATTGCCCTCCCTGTATCTTAACACAGCTTGTGTGGTACTGTCCACGAGGTCGTCATTATCTCCGTGAGGAAATGCTGCGCATTCTTCAATGACTTCATGAGCGAATTGCTTACCTTCTGGGTAAAAAACCATACCAGATGAAAAGACAGGAGACACTGCGTTTACACGTGAAACTTTATCCTTTCCTCGACCAGGGACAAATTCTTGTACAGGTATTCCAGTCCTACGCAATTCTTGAATGAGCGGTAGTCCACTGGCCTTTGCCTCAATGATACAAGCTTCAGGTTTCCAATACGTATATTCTTCTGTTGCAACTGCTTTTAGTTCTGGGAAATCCCAACGACCTTTCATGGCATCAACTAATATTAAACAAGGGGGAGAGTCCTCTGAAGGTCTAAACACACCCCAAGTGGTTATTGCACTATAGTCAGCAGAATCTTTTTTTGAAAAAGCAGTATCAAGTGATTGAATAACAAATTCTAATTCTGGCATGCTTCCCGACCATGGTCGCCAGTATTCACGTTTGATGATGGCTCCTTCTTCTGAAGTTGGGTTTTGCATATATTGTGCGTTCCAACGTTGTGGAGGTATAGATGCTTTTACAGATTCTAATTCTTCTTTCTTCCAATACTCTGGCCATACAGGTTCTCCGTCGTCCAGGAGCGCTGGAAACTCAACCACCTCCCATTTATCTGCACCCGTGTTCGCTTGAGCTTTAAGAAGTCTTCCTGTCAAATCATCTGTAGCCCATCTAGTCATTACGACCACGATTGATCCTCCAGGTTGTAAACGTTGACGTGGCCCTGATACATACCAATCATAGGTTTTCTCCATAGCAGAATCAGACATGACGTTTTGTTCGGTGTGAGGGTCATCAATAATTAATACATCAGCACCCCTACCCGTTATGGCACCACCGACACCCGCTGCAAAATACTCACCTCCATCAGAAGTTTCCCAACGACCTGCAGCTTTGCTATCCTGTTGGAGTCCCATATTATTAAAAATTTTTTTATATTCGGTACTGTCAACTAAGTTTCTTACTTTTCTACCAAACCTTTGTGAAAGTTCAGCATTGTGAGAAACCTGCATGATTTTGGCTTTGGGTCGGAGTCCCATTATCCAAGAAGGAAACAAGAAAGATGCAAATTCAGATTTAGTATGTCTAGGTGGCATGTTGATAATGAGCCTCTTAATCTTGCCTTCAGCTACTTGAGTTAATTTCTCAGCAATTATTTGGTGGTGGCCCCACTTAGAAGGTTCATTTGTTTCTCTACAAATGAAATCTGGCCATACTTGTTTAACAAAGAAAAGGAATTCTGTTCTCGCTTTCAGTATCTTTTTTGCATCTAGAAGTTGTTTTACCTTAATTAACTTCTCTTTTGGCAGTAAATCTAAATCCATATCCTTTCCCATCTTAGTTTAGGTATAGAATGAACTTTAGGTTGCCATTCTCTATTTTTTCTTGTTGTCCATCCAGTCCCTTCCTTAAAGGCTGCAGTTACAGATGTATGTATGTACCCTGCTGCTTTCAAACTTGAGCCTGATTCTGTTGATAATGTATATGTTAAAATTCTTTTTCCGCCCATCTCTTTCCATATTCTTGCACATGCTCCATATAAAAAACTATTTATATTTTTACCTCCGTCAGTGCATGTTCTTACTATCTCACCTGTTAAACCGTCATCTAGTCTTCTAGCTACTGGTCTACCAACAATTGCAACACCAATTACCGTTCCAGCTTCATCAACTGCTGCAATACTAAATTTACATCCAACTACAGTTTTACTATGTCTATGGTGTATTCTAACAAATTCATTGGCTTTACGTAATGTAAAGGGAATTATTTTCATAAGTATTTTGGTTATATCATATTTGTCTAACTTTGCACGTATGTTGTTTGTCAAGTTACATTCGCAAAATCTAGGGGGTGTGGTGTGGAAAAATCGCTAAATCTAGTATGTAGGAAAAAAGAGATACTAATTCACAGCATCTCACAGGTGAGAGCCTGGCGCGTTAGCGCCAGGCACATTGGTTTAATTAGGTCTAGTCATGGTTGTTGTATCTCGCACAAGTCCAAATTTCTCTGCAAGATTTCCTGCTAGATGAGTTGCAAACTCTTTGATCTTCTCGTCATTCTGATTTCTTAAAAAGAACTCAAAGACTTGTTGATCTAGATATCCTGCAACAAGTTGCCAATCAATCGTGCTTTCTTTTTTATTCTTTAAGATATCCACGAATTGTTTTAACTCCGCAACAATCTCATCATTACTTTTGTCTTGAGATATAATCTCATTCATTTTTATTAGTGCTTTTGTCATAATGAATTATACCTCTTTGATTGAGTAAGTCCAATTAGTTCTTACGTTCTTTTTACTGAACTTTTTGAACAAATCAGGGTTTTCTTTTTTAAAACTTTCAGTATCAAACATATTGTACTCTTTAACATTACGATTGATTTGGTAGTAAGTTTTATTTTTAATAAGACTTAAACCCGAACAAGTTGATATGTTCTTTGTGCTAAAGTCTTCAAACAATAAAACCAATTCTGGTTTTATTATTCTATTCCAATCACTACTTAATTGGCTTTTGTTATCCAACAATTCACAACCATTTATAATTAGTTGTTTTTGTTTTCTTGAAAACACACTAGGTGTTTTTTTCTCTTTTGTCTTTGTCATGTTATATACTCCTATTGTTTATATTTATAACAATGAAAGCTTATCAAATCCCATGACCATATCAAGCGAACCAACCAACGACCAATACAACCAATACAACAGCTTGAAAATTTTCGCGGTACCGCCGTGCTGCTTCTGTCTATCTTTCACATCATCAACCTCGACTTTTCGGTGGGAAATGGGAAACGGGAAACCATTCGCTGCTGCGGACCCAGCTCCTGATGCATTAGCTTTTTCATACACATCAGAACTCCTTTCTTCAGGTGGGAAGTGGGAAAACCATGAAATCTTCGGTACGCGGTACCAGCTGCCAGTCAGCTCTTCATCTGTAGATCTAAGGTCTCGAGGCTTGGCACGGGATGTGGGAACTAGATTAGTATCGCTACCAACGCCAGGCCCACGAACACGCGCCCCCATTCCGAGCGCATCAAAAACAAACCAAATAATATACCTAACCAGTGCACTCATCTGCCTCCTCTCTTTCGTTCAGGATGTACTGTGCAGCAACCTCTGCTGCCCACCAGCTCAGCAGGTTCTTCAATTGAGTCATTGACCCAACGTCCTTTCCACCGTTCAAACGGGAAATGTACTGCAGGATCGACAGGCCATCGTTGTTGGCGTGTTGGTCCAGCTGCTGCCAGATCCAGGACTCATGTTCATCATAGAACTTCACAGTGTCATGATAGTAAATCAGCGACGGGATAATCCCGCCGCTGCAACCATGTTTCACGACATCTTCAATGGTGAAGGACTCTGACTTCTCTCCTTCAAGCAAAAATTTTTCAATACTCATACTTTCTCCACCATCCACGTGATACCTTCGGCATCTGTTTTATATTTAAATTTATCACCCAACTCATATTGGATTACATTAAATGGTTGATTGTCTAGAATCCCAATCCCGTTCTTCAGATCACCCTTGAAGATTCTACACCACATTTTCTCGTCGCCACGTTCATCGTCCTTAAACCAGACATACACCATTTGCTTCGCCCATCTTGGATGCTTTTCAAACTTCTTAATACTGAAGTATGATTCTTTGCCATGTTTCTTACAGGTAAAGATTGTGTTGCCTTGTTCAAAGTTTTTTATTTCTTCTTTTGTCATCGTTGTTCTCCTTTGGTTGTCCCATGTACATAAGATGTTTAGCCACAGAAGTCAATAGATAAAATAAAAAAATTTTTCACACAAGCGCGTGTGTATGCGTAAGGTAATCTACAGCACCCTGACCTGCAGCGGACCAGCGGTACCGCCAGATCCTGATGCTTAGTTCACAAACCACAGTTCTTGTTTCTGCAGTGGGAAATGGGAAGTGGGAGATGGGGCATCATAGGTTTCGCCATAAACACCGAGCGACTAGTCTTGGACTACAGTGGGAAGCTTTTTCTCGAGTGCCCCAAGGTCTGACCTTCGTGGTTCCCTGTCCGAAAACATTCGCTACTTATAAGGTTTCCTTCATCACCAGACCAGATGACGGTAGCCCAACGGACGCAAACAGGAGCTATCTTGTTTGAAATTTATTGAGCTACCATGGTCGTATATATATTATCCCACGCCGATGTCAAGTATTTATTTTACCAGCTTGGCACAAGCCGCTGCACGGTCCGCTGCTGCTTTTAAGTCCTGCTATCCAGAAAAAAAGCGTGGATTACCAATGGGAAATGGGAGTTCACCTCTTCGGTACGCGGTACCAGCTCCTGAAGGGCTCACCGTCCGTGGTTAAAAAATGTTGAATTTGCAATGGGAAATGGGAGATGGGAAATGGGAAATCACGGATCCAGCTGCACGGTCCCTGGCTGCGCTTCAGGACTCTTCAGGATGGTATCTAGAAGTTGGCCGTAGTCAACGGGATATGGGAAATTGGCAAACGGGACGGGGGTTGATGGCTCATGAACCATGGCCGATGTCCACTGGTACAGTTTCAAAGCTCTCTCCGAGAGGGCCTTTCGCAAGATAAATACTCTTCCTCCTTCTCTACCACGCCTGATAATCCACGATTTTTGAAACTTAGATAATCGAATCGCTGTACCAGAACTTACCTTAAGCTCTAACCAAAACTCTATACCTTTACAGCACCCATTAACGTCTGGAACTCCGAGTCCTACGTTTGTTTCTATTCTTTGAAAGTGTACGTTTGGTAACGCTTTTCTTAGCTCTTCGTATAGTTTTGATTCCTGTTTTTTCATTGGTTTTATCTCCTGAATTTATATTCTTTTGTATGTAAGGTAAGAACCATTTATTGTCTCTAATTATTTGGGAAAGAGTGTTAGTTAAATTATTGACAACAAGCTCTTCATCTTTGTCTGCAGCTAAACAATTACCATCAGAGTTAAGACCAGTATGATAAATGACTGAATGTAATACTTCATGTAAAAGTGAATTAGCAAGTGATCTTGATGATTGAGTCTTGTCTAATTGAATAATATTTTTTACAGAATCATACTCCCCAAAATAATGATCGTCGTTATCATTAGTAGGTGAAACAAGATCAATTTTAACATCTTCGTAATTAACTCTTATCTTTTTTTTCAATATGGACACTTACTGCTCCTACATTAGTTGAGATTAAATGAGAGTTATGAAGCTTATGAAAAGCGTTCCAAAATTGTTTTTCAGTCTTCCAACGAGTCGTCACCTTCTTCGGCTTCGATTTCAAGGACTTTGCTGTTTGGTATTTCATCACGTAGCTCATTTATCTGTTTAATTAATTCGTCTTTTGACATTGCTGAAAGGTCTTGAACTTTAATTTCTTTCTTGTCAATATATAAACCAACAGATTGACCTAACCTAAACTCTGCATTGATCGCAGCAGCTAATTGTCCTTTGTCCTCTGCTTTTTTTGATAAATCGTCTAATCTTCTTAAATGTCTGTAATGATCTTTGTAAGTTTTAGCAGCTGAATCTCTTAACTTCTCAATGTAAGCAACTACATGAGGGTATTTATCAGGATTAGTTAATAAACTACCTGTCTTCTCACAAATTTTGTCAGCGTACCCAGCAGCTTTAGCAGCTTCTTTTTTAGTAACGTCTGGATATCTAGATACAAAATACTCAGCAAATGTTCTTTGTTTGGGAGTCAAGAACTCAGCTCCTTTTAAACGTTTCTTTAATGCTCCAACAGTATTCATAATTTTTAATATCTATATAGGTATAATAATCTAAATATATATTCCTACCACAAAAAAGGTCACCTAACCAGTAGAGTTACTTATAGTAGACTGAAATTCAGTGTACTTTCAGTGTACTACACTGAAAGAATAACCATTGGTATATAAGGATAATAGTCTGTTTTCCT